ATGCGCGACCGGCAGCCGCGTCCCCGCGTCGCGCAGCGAGAAGAATTCGGACGCCGTGCCGAGATGCGCGCCCAGGCCGGCGGCCGCCGCTGTCAGATTGGAAGCATCCGAAGCCGCTCCGAAATGCGCGCCGAAGCCCGAGGCGGTCGCGACCAGGCTCGAAACATCCGAGGCCGACACGTGCAGATTCGCCAGGCGCGAGGTAGCATCCAGGGCGCTGAGCTCCTCGCTGACCAGCACGGCGGTGTTATGGGTCCGCGAGGCCGCATCCACAATCGAGAACGCTTCTGAAGTCTTAGCCTGGTGAACTCCCAGGCCGGCCGGCGCATCGCGCAGCGTCAGCGGATCGGAGCCGTTACCGAAATGGGCGCCCAGGCCGGAGGCCGCCGTTGTCAGATTCGAAGCGTCCGAAGCCGCGCCGAAATGCGCGCCCAGGCCGGAGGCCGCCGTTGTCAGATTCGAAGCGTCCGAAGCCGCGCCGAAATGCGCACCCAGGCCGGCGGCCGCCGTTCTCAGATTCGAAGCGTCGGAAGCCGCGCTGAAATGCGCGCCGAAGCCCGAGGCCGTATCCTTCGCGAGCAAAGCTTCCGCCGGCGCCGCGAAGTGCGAGGCTAGCCCGGTGGCGAAGTCAGACGTCGGCAAGCCCTCCGTCCCTGTCCCTGTGTATCCGTTGCCGGACGGACTGGGCGGAAACGTAATCCACAATTCGAGCAGATTGTCAGTGGCGGACCGGAATAGTCCGCGGGAGATCGCGTCCATCGCCAGCGCTTTATCCGACGGACTGCGAATCAGGGCCTGCCGGATGGCATTGGCGTCGAACATCGACAGCGGTTCGTTCGCGGAGGCGACAAAGCCGTGGATCTTCGCGTTCAGATCCACACTCGAAAGCCTATCGGCCGCCGTGCCGAAGTGCGCGCCCACGCCCGCGGACGCATCCAGCGCCGGCGCACTGTCCGTCACCGAGAGATGCAAGGCCGCTTGCCGGGATGTCGCGGCCGACAGCGGCAGCAATTCGCTTACGCTCGTAAAGCTGCTATGGGTGCGCCCTGCCAGGTCCAGGATCGAGACCACATCGGCCGCCGCGCCGAAGTGCGTGCCGAGCCCCGCGCCGGCATCGAGCATGGCGACCGCGTCGGTCGTGGCGACGGTATATAACGATCCTCCCGAACAGCCGCCGCCGGAGTTGCAGACGCTCAAGCCGGCCAGAGCCGGGTTAGTCGGTGTAGACCACGTATGCGTCACGCTCGCCGCGCCGGTGGTCGCATAATCGGCGCCCGCTCCGTAATTTCCTCCCGAATTGCTGCTGATCTTGGTCTGCGTCGTGCTGGTGGCCGAGCCCGGCCCGGAATTAAGGCACGTGGTCGATTTGTCGTTGGCGTTGCTGGTGATCGTGATCGCGCTCGTCGTGCTGGTGTTATACGAACCGCTGCGGACGGGATTGGTCTGGTCCACGCCGCTGTACTCCTCGAGCAAGGAGTAAATGTCGTTCACGGTGCCCGACGTGGTGACCGCAAAAACATGGGTCCCGGTCGGCGGGTTCACCAAGTAAAACAGCTGAGCGTAAGCCTCCGAGGTGCCGTTTAGAGCCGCGGACCCGGCGGAAGTCATCGCCACGGAGTTGTACGTGACCGAGGAAACCGATGCTCCCGAAGCCTTGTCGAATGCGACGCAGGCGATCGCTACGGTGTTCGTGCCGGAGTTGATGATCGCGTTATTGCTGGTCGGCGATGCGGTGTCGTTGTGCATCGTGTTGCCGGTCGCAACGAACGCCACCTGCGCTCCGGCAGGGAGGCCTAGCAGCAGAAAGAGGAACGCTTTACGCGGCATCTTTCACCGATTTCGAGACCGTCGGCGCGCCGCCGGAATTGTTGTAGCAGCCCGCCGCATCGAAGCCCTTGATGTGCGGATAGGAGAATGTGCCGGACGAGATTCCAGGATTCGAAGCGGCCGCATAGCTGAACGTGGTGGACGTCACGGCGGTCACGAGCACCGTGCCGCTGGTCGGAATGCCGGAGACTTGATCGCCCACTAGCAAGGTATGCGTACCGACGGTCAGCTCCTCGGTTCCGGCCGAGAAGCTTCCCGCGGTGATCGTGTAGGTCGTGGAATAAGCCGGGTCGTCCGCCGCGTTGGCAAAGCAGACTCCGGCAGGAATCGTCGACGCGTGCCCGGTTGGGTCGCTGGCCGTCACGTCCGGGCCGATAGCGGGCCAGGGGATCGTCACCCACGGGTTGGTCCACCAGGCGGGCTGGCTGTTCACGATAAAGCTCGCGGGCAGCGTGTGGTTGGCCGGGACCGTCTGGTCCGACGGAATCTCCGATGAATTCCAGCGAGTCCCCGTCGCGGCGTCGTTGTTGCCCCACAGCAGCAGCGTGGTTTTCACCGCCGAGTCGGAAGCGACGCCCCCGGAGTTGCTATCCAGGAATCCGCTCCAGCCGGTCACCAGGTTGCTGGCGTTAGGCGTTCCGTTGGAGGCCGATTCGTCGTCCCAGTAAACCGTATTCTGGCCGCCCGTCCCGATGACGTTGCCGATCGTGCTCCATTTCCTGGCGTAGCTGTTCAGGTTGATCGGGACGGTGTTATTCGACTTCTGGACCAGGCTCGCGTCCTCGTTGCCCTTGATCCGGTTGCGGAACGCCGTCAACAATCCGCCGACCCCGTGGACATCGTCGCCGGTGAACTGGGTGGCATAGTTGCCTTCGGCCAGGTTCATATAAGTAAAAGCGTCGTGGCCCAGGAAGTTGTCGCCGCCCAGGATCGTCGCGGGGTCGGCGTAGTTATCGAAGTTGTAATTGTAGGCCGTGACGGTCCCTTCGTCCGCCCCACGGATGAAGCCGGTCCCCATGTGCTGGAAGATCGAATTGATGACCAGGTTGTCGGCGGCCTCGTAATCCTCTCCGCCGTACTGGCACGAATCCGGTCCGGTGTTGACGAAATAGCTGTTCTGGACGGTGACGTGGTTCGAGAACTGGTTCCAGAAGTGGTTGCGGACGCTGTTGGACGCGCCCGCCGCTACCTGCGGACCGATCGAGCGGACATTGCTGATCCAGGTCCCGTAGGCGTTGTAGTTATTCACGCCGCTGAACGGATTGCCGCACGAGTACCCGGTGACGGCGGTGAAATCCAGGGTGATGTTCTGGATGCCCGAGTTCGTGATCTGGGTGCCCGTCCACCAGGCGCCGGGAGACTTGCCGCGAATGGCCCAGTTGGCCGCATAGAGCGGGGGCGTGACCGTCACCAGGTAGGGTCCGGAGCCGGAGATCGAAACGACTTTGACGAACTGCTGCTGGCTGGAATTGACTCCTCCGATGGTCCGGCCCGCACTGCCGTTGCCCGAGCCGCCGTTCGTAGCGAACGTGCCGATGAGGTCCCCGGAGAAAGGATCGGTCCCGCTCGGCAGAGTGGTGTCGTTCGGCTGATCCAGGATCAGGATCTGTCCGGCGGCCAAGGCCACGCCGGTCGACTGGTGGTCGATCAGGATCTGCGTCGATCCCTGGGCGAAGCCCTCGACCCAATTGGCGCACTGCTGCGTCGTTCCGCAAGGAGGCGTGATGATCGCCGTCCCGTCTCCAATGTTCGCCCCGGCGAAGCCGACGGAGGCTGTTCCGCCGGCACAATCGGAACCATCGGAAAACACTATCTTTGTTGTTTTCGGACTGGCTGCGCGGAGTTCAGTATTCGACCCCACGCAAATTCCATTAGCCAGATAGAACGTCCCAGTCCCCAGCATCACGTAAGTGCTGGAGGCGCATCCCGTGTAGCCCGTCCCGGTGTGATTTAGGGCATTGATGATCGTATTCGGCGAGGCGGGGGAGCCGCTCGTCCCGTAAGCCGAGATAGTCGCTCCGCATTGGCTCCAGCTTGCCGATGGGAGCACCAGGGCGGTCTTGTCTTCGCCCGGCACGCCCGCCTTGGTCCAGTCGATCGCGCGCCCCGAGTTCAGGATCGGCGACCAATTCCCCGTGATGGCCGGCTGAGGCGGGAGCAGCGGCCACGGACAGACCGCCGGGCCGACGCAGAAGAACCATTTGTCATAGAAGTTATGGTTCGTCGTGAAGGTGCCGACGTTTCCGCCCGAACGCCCGAGCTGAACAAGCGCGGGAGGCTGCGTTCCGGACTCGGCCGCGACCCCGTTGATCTCCGCTACGCCGTTCACGGCGGACAATACCGGACGCAGGGCTGCGTCGTACAGCCGGTATCCGTCCTGGCCGCTGCCTCCGGGCGTGTTGTAGCCGGCGAGGAAGTACCAATTCCCCACGCCGTTAGCCCAATTACAGCCGGTCGCCGAGCTCGACTTGAGCGGGAAGTAATCGGTGTGATTGGTCATCCCGCAGCATTCGATGTTCAGGCCGATCACGCCGGACGCCTCGGCCGGCTCCAGCGAAAGGTTCGTGAAATTCATGCTCCCGGCCTGGTCGAGGGTGGCGACGTCGTACCAGGAGCTCGTGTTGCCGGTGCTATCGGGAATGTCCGTGCAGAACCAGCCGCCGAAGCTGGCCATGCGGTTCTGGCGCAGGAATTGCGGCCAGTTGATCTCTACGGTCTGCTGGTCGCTGGTGGTGGAGATGGTGTTGTAGCGGAGCTGGGTGCCGCCCAGATCGTCCGTATACGTCGCCCCCGCCGTGTTCCCGTTTCCGCCATAGCAGAAGCGGATCGGATTCGGGTTCACGTGGTGGCCAGCCGTATCCCAGACCAGGTTGTCGGTGCCGTTGGGCGTCGCGACGCTCATCCCGTCGCCCGAGCCGGTCGAGATCCATGGCGCTCCATAGATCGAGGCCTGAAGCGTGGAGTTGGTGACCTGGTTCCCCGAGGTGCCTCCCGAGAAGTCGATCATCGTCAACTGGCTGCAGGGCAGCGTGACGCCGATGCCGAAGCTGATGGCCAGCACCGTCTCGTGGGCCGGGGTCGCGGTCGCGGTCCAAGTGGGAGCCGCCGCGGAGGTCGTGTTCGCGTTGACCGCGACGCCCATGCCGCCGGCGAACACCGCGTTGGCGCTGTAGGGGCTGCTGACAGCGGTCACGGATGTGCTGGCGATGGCCGCTTCGATCACGAGGCACTGCGTACAGCTCAGGGTCAGCGCCAGCCCACTGAAGGTCGTCGCGGACACGGCGCGGGGCGTGCTGTCGAGCGGCTCCAGGTACAGCGTCCCGGCCGGCGGAGTGACGACTACCAGAACGACCGAGCCGCCGCCGTCGGTGGTCCCGCCGTCGTTATTTGCGAAAGTGACGGTGACCGTGGCGTTGGAAATGGCGGTGGCCCCAATCACATAACAGGCATCGAGCCAATTGGTGGAGACGAACTCCGCGCCGTTGATCAGCCCGCTGGTAAGGCATGTGCCGCCAGCGCTGATGCTGGCGATGGTTGTGCCGACCGTGGTGCCCCCCGCTGTGCCGGTACCCGCCACGGCCACGACCAGATCTCCGGAATTGATCGTTACGTTGGGAATAGCGCAGGTAAGGCCAGCGGCGCAGGAACCGTTCGAGAAGAAATGAACGGTGCCGAACGTCTGCCCGAAGCAGGCAGAAGCCAGCAGGAGGAACGAAAGTAGCCGTGGCATCGATTGTCGACAATCGTTAGAAGTAGACCGTCTCCGTCAGCTGGAACGTGTCTCCGTTATTCAGGGAGACCGGGGTGAACGTGCCTTCAAAGCACATGGTTCCGGACGAGGAGGCCGTCAGGACGCCGAACGCCTGCGCGGATTGGCTGGCGGTGGCCGTCCAGGTGTGCACCAGCGTGAATTTGCCGAAATTGGTCAGATTGCTCCCGGGAATCGTGACCGACAAGAGCGTGTTGCTCTCGTCGTCCTGTTCGCAGGCCAGCGCGGCGGAGCAGTCGGGGTTGCCCTGGACCTGATCGGTCACCGTGCCGGAGGGCGCGGTGCTGGAGGTCGTCCGGTAGACCTGATAGGTGCTTGCGCCGTTTTGGCCGGTCCATGTGATGGTGTTGAAGTTGGTGGCGCTCAGGGTCGCGTTGGCGGTGGTGATGTTATTGCTCGCCGCCGAGGGCGTGGTACAGATGCCCTGATTGCAGGCTGCGACCCAATACCAGTAGGAGGTCGATCCAGCGGTGCCGAGCACGGAGGCGGTGGGCGCGGCGGGAACGGAAAGCGTGGTCGAGGCATCGGTGTATGTCGCCTGCGCGCGAGCCAGACCGTTGGTGGTGATCTCGCCGGAGAGCGTGGTGTCCGCCTCGGCCGGAGTGAACGCGGTGTTGGTGAGCGCAATATTATTGCACTGGTTGTTCACCGCCGGCGTGCTGGTGTCGCCCATCAACTGGGACTGCCAGGTTGTCCCGGCGCTGGTCCGCATGTTGTGCGTCTCGCCGGAGAAGAACAGTTCCCCGCACTCCTCCGTCTTCAGGCACCCGGGCACGGGATGCCTGGCTTCGACGTGAACCGGATGCGTCAACGCCCAGAGCGCTTCGGATTGCTCCAGACCCGTTGAAGCCGCCACCGGCGCCGTGGCTCCCTTGGCCGGCCGCTTGAAATTCCACCATTTGCGCCAGGGCGTGATTTTCACCGCCATCGGCCGCCCCGGAGCCGGCTGAATCATCAGCGGATGCGCCGCCCGGGTAACTACGACCGAGGCCTGATCGTGCGCCCCGGACTTGTCGGAGCCCTGCGCGAACAGGCACGCGGCAGCTGCCGCAAACGTAAGTATTCTTACAATCGGTTTCATGTCTCTCCTTGAATTCAGTGCGAACCGACCGGCTCACTGCGGCCGCATCGCCGTCCACTGCAACGTCAGCGCTCCCGGCGTCACCGAAGAGGCCAGCTGGTTGCAGACGTTGATGTTGATGGTGTTGGTGGTGATGTAATGCGAGATCTCCAGGCCGCCGCTGCCCGGCACGTAGCCGGCGATGCCGAAGATGTTGGTGGTCGGCATCAGGTAGACCACGTCCTTGGTGGGATCCAGTCCGGTCACCGTGATCGTGGTCGGCGTGGCGCAATTCGGCGCGGCGCCGATGCTGGACGTGGCCATGGCCACCTGCCCCGATCCGAGCAGCAGGCCCAGCGTCGACGCGTTCCCTCCGGCGTTGGCGATGTTGACGTTCTGGTTCGCCGTCACGTTGACCGGATTGAACTGCGTCACGAATCCCGTGGCGTTCCGCATCTGGATGCCGTCGAAGCCCACGCCGAACTGCTGCACGCTCAGGTTGCCGTTGCCGTTGCAGGGGCTATTCGTCATCGCGGCCAGGCACTGCGCGTACAGCCATTGGTGGGTCCCGGCGAGCGTGGCGTTGCTATCCGGCTCCGAATCCCAGAACGAATACATGGGGTGCTGAGCCGAGCCGCCCCATACCGAGGCGATCATGCCGACGTTCTGCGATTTGACGTTCGTCCCGCTCGTCGCGGCGGCAGTGGGCGTCAGCCAGAAGCCGTAATTGCTGTTCCCGTAGGCGTTGTAGCCCAGCATCGCCAGGGGATTCTCGGTTCCGCCGCCGGTCTCGAGATCCAGCTCAAACGTCCCGCCGTAGAGGTTTCCGTAGGTGCCGAAGGAGACCTGGTGAAAAACCAATTCGTCGGAATTCGAGCCGTTCTTGATGCCCTTTAGGCCGAAATAGGCGTCGCGCGAATTGGTGTAGTTCCAGATCTGCAAACCGCTGGCGTCGAGCATCGCGCCTTGCGTGTACCCATCCCCGCCGACTCTATCGAGCGCGGAAAAGCAGCCGGCCGTCGTCTCGGCGCCGCCATTGCCGAAACCGCAGGCCTTGAACAGCCCGTTGCTGTCCGTGCCAATGCTTCCGCCGGTGTTTTGCCAGATCCACGATCCGCTGGTCGACGGCAGCAGTCCAGCTCCCAATAAGAGCTTGGTGGAGGGAAACTGCAGCAGGTAATTGAACGTCGGGTTGGAGCCGCCTGCATTTCCGCCGTCCGCCAGGAAGGCATTGAAGGCCGGCGCGGCCATCGACCCGTTATTTCCGGCCATCAGGTTCTGGACCTGGAAAATGTTGCCCTGCGGTTGTCCGCCGTTATTGGCCACATTCATGAACGCCCGATTCAGCGTGCCCGGCGTGTAGCTGTTCAGGAAATAGTTGAAGCCGGTGTTGTCGGGATACGGAGAAACAGCCAACTCCACCGTGTCGCCGTTCGACCATGTCGACGTGTTCGGCGTCAGCCAGACGGTGCTGCCGGTAATCGCCAACGTCCGGCCGCACGGATAGACTGCGTAAGTGCTCCCGGTATACGTTGGGCCGTGATAGGAGCCGGTTCCCGGGAGGTCGAAACTGAACCAGCCCATGCTGGTGTTGCTGTTGACGCCGCCTCCAAAGCCGCCGATCTCCCAATAGGAGCCCAGCGCCGCCGTTCCGGATCCGAACGGCGAATATGTCTGATCCTCCGCGGCCGCGCGGCCGCAGCCGGGGCTGTTGGCTTCGCCTCCGACCATACCCGTCGTCCAGGTGGTCCCGTGGCCCACGACCGTCGTCGCATTGTTGGCCCGGTCCAGCGTGCCGGTGGTGTAGGATGCGCCGCTGAGGTCCACAAGCACGCGGTCCTGCCCGAACGCATACACGCTCGTGAGCGGAAGACCCAGGCTCGGCCGTACCGTAGCCCCGCTGGAATGGTTATTTGTCCAGACCGCAGTGATCGAACCGAAAGTGATCCCGGTCAGCACGAAGTCCTCGTAGTTGTAATACCCGGTAGGCCCGTTCCAATCCGCCGTGAGGTGATCGCCGACCATGCAGCCGGTGGTATTCGGTGTCACTGTTACGGTCAGGCTGACCGGAGGCGAGTTCGCCGGAATCACGACCGCCTGAGACAAGGTCATGTTCGGACAGCCCGACCGTACCGGCGCGCCGCTGACCGTGGTCTTGACGATGAAGCCCTGCTGCTGCAGGCGGCTGACCACGCTGAATCCGCGCCCCTCATCGCCGGCCACGCTCGCGCCGGCGTAGGTGAGCGTCGTGCTCTCTCTGGCTACATCCCCCATCCCGTATTTGGTGAGCGTGTAGTTGTGCATGATCGCCTGGCCGGAGCCGATGACGCTCATGCCTTCATTAGTCACGGACTGGGTGATCTTGGCGTTCGTCCCGCCGCCGTATTCGCTGTTTCCCCAGCCGACGTTCACGTTGATGTCCTGGCAGTACTGCGCCGTGAAACCCACGTTCAAAGTGGTGTCGGTGCTCGCGTTGAACGTGCACGCGAAATCCTGCCCGGAATGCAGGTTCGGACTGTTAAGAGCGTTCGGATTCGTGAGGGAATAGCCGAATCCGCCGCCGCCGGCGTTGTCGGTGAACGTCGTGCGGTAGCCGCCCATGTTGAGCGCCTGATTCGCCAGGGGATTCTGCAAAGCGGACCAGGGCGGCGTGCCGCTCGAAGGCGTGCACCATCCGGTAACGCCCGCGAGGTTGCACAGGACCTGTCCGTTCGTGGATCCCGTCACCGAAATCTGGCGCGGCGCGAAGGAGAGAGTCGGGCTTCCCGGATAATTGACGGTGACTTCTTTGATCGTGCAGAAGCTGGAGGAAGCGCACTGGCTGGAGGGGAGGGTCGGAACCGACCAGTAGGTGGTGATGGACTGGCTACCCACGGTAAGCATCACCCGATAGGTCAGGCCGCTGGACGTCGCATGATCCGTCGGGACGAGCGGGATGTTGACCACTCCGGCGACCACCTGGTAGATCTCGCCGATCAGCGGACTTTGGGCGACGCTGGCGCCGTTGTAGGTGAATTCGGCCCAGGCGACGGCGATGGTGCCGTTCACGAGCGCTCCGTTGGCGCCGGGCGCGAGCGTGTCGGAGATGGTAGTGTACGGCGGAGTCTGCGCGAGCGCGCACACTGCGAGCGCCGACGCCAGCGCCAACTTGAAGAGGGTCCTCACGTGTTTCCATCCGGGCGGACTGCCGGCGGAGCGGGCTTTGCGGCGATCCGGTCCCTATCGTTTTCCTGAGCTTCCCGGACGCAGCGATCGCGCTCCTCTTTCAGGGCCCGGAGCCCGTTCACTTCCTCCGCGCTGACGTCGCTCCAGGGGATCGAAAAGCGTTCGATCAGGAACTCCAGCTCGAGCAGCCGGCCCAGCAGCTGGCCCGCGGCCGAGTGCGCCCGGGCGTGCTCCAAATCGTCCAACTGGCAGCGCGGGCAGCGGTTGACGGTGGCCGGTAACACGCCGCAGGAAGGGCACATTCCCGGACGCGTTACGTCGGCGGCCTTCCAGGTCAGTCCACAGCGCCCGCAGGCGACTTCTTCCGCCGCGGGGCAGGCCTCCGCGCCATCGTCGCCGCCGTGGCACAGCCGTCCCGGCCGGAGCGAGCAATAGATCAGGAACCGCAGCGTCGGCCGCTCCGGCCACTCGTCCGGCTCTAGGAGTTTGGGTCGAACGCCGGATCGAGCTCTTCGATGGCGTGCACCAGCTCGATCGCGATCGCGAACTTGTGATGCGCCGGGACCTCGGTCCCGTCCGCGTATCCGGAGGAGCTCTGAACCGCCGCGTCGTACAGATCCATGGTCGATTGCGTTCGGTAGCGCAGTTCTTCCTGGTTGTGCGGCAACTCGCGCGATTTGACCACGGTGCGCTTATAGTCGGCGAGCTGCCGGGCCGTGGGAATGCCCAGGACGTGGACGCTCTCTCCGAAAGGCGTCTTGAGCGTCACCGTATAGCCGTCGCTCGATCGCTCGCAGTCCACGACTTCCGAGGAAGTCAGCTTCTGGATGGCGTTCCGCGCCTCGAACTCGTCGAAATCGTCTCCCGAGAGCCGCAGCTGGGCGAACAGATCCAGGTCCGCTTTGGCGTTGGGGAGCGTTTCGGTCTGGGACTGGCGCCGGCCGATCATGCGCCGGATGGTCTTCTGCGCGTCCATGTGGGCCGCGATTTCATCCGACTTGGGCAGCCGAAGGAAGGCTTCCTTCTTGGGATTCGCTACCGTGAAACGGAAGCCGCCTTCGGGCATTTCGCCATAAAGCATTCAGTTTTCCCCTTTTGTGGACCAGTAAGCGCCGCTTACTGGTTCGCTATTGCCCGATGCCGGTGATGGCGCAATTCGCGGTCACAGTCACGACGCCGTTGCTGGACTGGTACTGCGGGATGATGGTCACCGTGACGTCCACGATCCCGTCCGCTTCTCCGTTCACCACGACGCCGTAGGAAATCTGCTGCCAGGTCCAGGTGACCGAATCGTTGGCGTCGTACTGGACGGTGACCACGGCCGTTCCGGTGGTCTGGGCGACCAGCTTGGTGTATTCGTCGGAGGCTTGCAGCAGCCGCGCCCGGAAGGAGAACGTCGGGACGCGTGCCCCGATTTCCAGCCGGCCGCGGATGGCGGCGCCGCTTTGGATGCCCGAGCCGGGGAAGAAGCCCGTATTCAACAGCAGGTTGTTTTTCCAGCCCAGGCTGACGCTGAGGATCTTCTTGGTGCCGACGTAATCCACGCCGTTGATGGTGATCGCGGCCGACCCGGAGAGCATGTGGTGCTCGGTGGTCAGCGCCGGCGCCGAGACGCCCGAGGGGCTCGTGAGTTTTCCGGATCCCACCCACTTGACGGTGCATTTGTGGGTCGCGCGGCCGGCGCCGTAGGTGATCTCATTCATCACCTCCTCTATCGCGCAGCCGATGTAGGCGTTGTCGATGGAATTGCCGCCGCCTTCGGCCATCTGCTCCACGACGGTCAGATAAGGCAGCTCGATGGTCGTGCCGGGATTGATGGGCGTGAGCGTGTAGGCGTAAGGCCCCGAACCGGTCTGCGCGACGTTGCCCAGCGCGTAGGCCCAGGCCCAGACCACGAATTCCGTGGTGCCGTACTTTTCCAGGTCCCCGCTGGTTTCAAAGGAGACGGGATAGACGGCGGTCGCGAACTCGTGACCTTTTCCGATTTCCGGCGCGTCGTTCTCGGTGGTGAACATCGGGCTGGCGATCTGCGCGTTCAGCTGCTTGAAGGTCAGGAAGCTGGACGCGATCGTGGTAATGCTGGTCTGCTTCGCCTTGCCCAAGGCGAGGACCTTTTGTTGAATTCTCGACGCCACGGACTATTCCTCCGCCTTTTTGGCTGGTTGCTGGCCCGCGGCCGCCGGCGGATCGCACTGCTGATAGCCCTGGACCATCAGCTTGACCAGCTCCTCTTGGGTGTGCACCTCTACGGGCGCTGCCTCGTGCGGATGCTTCAGCCAGACGTTTTCCATGTCAGTTGTCGCCTATCTCCGGGATGACAAAGCTCCCGATCAGAAAATCGAGACCGTCCGCATCCGTGTGCCTCTGCACGCTGGGCGTGTCCATGATCTCGAGCGTCGGCGGGATGATCTGGATTTGCCGGATGTTTTGGGCCCCGCCATTGACCCCGCCGTTGGTGATGGTCCACCAGATGCTGTCGTAGCCCGCCGGAGGCACGCGCCCGGCTTGATTCGCCAGGCGGACGTAGATTCCGATCTGGTGGCGCAGAATATCGGCGCCATTGAAGGTCGCGGCCTGCGTGCCTTCCCAGGCTACCAGCACCCCGGGAGCCTTCAGCTCGTGAATCGCAAGCGCCAGGGGCACGTTCAGGCCGTACTGGTCGTGAAAGGCCGCGATCCGCTCGATATCGCCGTTCATGGCGGTGGCCAGATCGGCGATGGTTTGAAGCGCGGCCACCACCGCGTCGACGATCACCGCGGGGTTGAGCATTATCCGTTGCGCCTCAGCTTCAAGACCGCGCCGCCTTCGATGTCGACCTCGACCTTTCCGACGTCGTAGTTCACGCCGTCGATGGAGATCTGGTCGCCCATCAGCGGCTGCGGCGTGATGTTTTTGTAGTCCACCCATAAACGCACGGCTGAAACGCCGGCCGCGCTGCCCGGAAGCAACTCCTCCTCCATCCCGGGGTTCTTGATGACCCCGGTGATGGAAAAGGTGTGTCCAGGTTGGGAGGCGGGAGAAAGAAGAATCGCCGGGATGCCCCAGGTCGCGAGAAACTGCGCGTGCGCCCGCTCGACGCTATCGGTCCAGGGCATGGCTCAGAAACTAGCCGAGGGTGAGGATCGAATAGTAGACCGTAACAATCGCCGTCCCGTTGCCGGTGGTGAAGGCGCCGGTCCCGTTGGTGATCTCCAGGCCGGTAGCCGTAGGCGGCTGGATCACGGCGCTCGGAGGCGCGAGCACGTTGTTGGAGGAGCTGGCGCTGTTAATGGTCGCGGCGGGGACGTTGCCCGCGTGAGGATTGACGGAGGTCCCGTGATACTGAAACGTCACGGCGCCGCCACTGGCGAACTGAGTGCTGCCGGCCTTAAACTGCACGACGATCTGGTCGATCACCAGGACTTGGCCCGCGGCCGGCGCCGGCAGAATGGGAACCGGCGTTCCATTCATGGCCAGAATGTTCGCCGCGGAGAGGGCCACGGTCGCCTTTTGGAGCAGGCCCGGATCGATGTCGCTGGAGCCGATCAGCGCGAACGACGTCGGCGTCAGACGCACGCGGACCGTGGCGTCTCCCGAGCCACCGCCCAGCGCGTTGGTGCCGCTGGGATTGGTCAGTGAAGCATAGCCGATTTCCAGATTGGCCACGCCGGCCGCGGTCGTGCGCGAGGACGTGCACTGCCCCAGGGCGTCGTTCCAATACACCTTGTCGCCCTCGTTGAAGGTGCTGGTGTCCTTGGCCAGGTCGAACACGCCCTGGACCATGCCGGCCAGAGCCGCGCCGGACAGAACCGTCTCCACCGCGACGGCGAAGATGTTGCCGACCTTGAAGCCGCCCCCGCCGTTGACGTTATACGGGGCCAGAAAGTCGAGGGTTTCCCCACGATGCACAAAATTCTGCATATTGCCTTGTCTCCTTGTTCGGGGAAAGGCGGGCCCTCTTGTTTAGGGCTGGGCCGCCTCGTCCTTGATTTCCGGGTTTTACGCCCCCGCGTTTTGCTGCCAGCCGCGGTAATCGATCGCGGCGGCCGCGAAGTCCAAACGGGCCTTGATCTCGACGCCGTCGACGTCGAAGCCCTGGCGGGTTTCGATGTAGACGCCTTCCTGGCCTTCCAGGTAGCAGTACTCCAGACCGTCGATCTGGGCCGGATCGGCCACCGCGTACCAGGCCGTGCCGCTCGCGGCATCCAGACGGGGTTCGATGACCGGGATCATGCTGCGCACCCAGCTCGGGACCACCTTGGTCAGATCCGAAGACGCGATATCGATCGGGTAGACGGCTTGCAGCAGGTAGGTTTCGAGAGCCGCCGGGCCGCAGAGGAATCGCGGGACCAGATTCAAGGGGGTCCCTTGAGGACCGCTCTGCAGCCGGAGCTGCTTGCGGGCGGCGGCCAGCGCGCCAAGCGCGTTGGTGATGATGCTGCTGCTGGATCCGGTCAGGACGTTGTTGTGGGCGGAATTGAACATCGCCACGTTATCCACCTGCATCACCTGGTTGCCGGTGATGACGGCCCAAACGGTGTCGGACTCGAGGCGCGCGGCGGCCACGCCCAGGATCGCCGGGACGCGGGTGAACGCCTGCAGGTCGTCGTTGATGATGACCTTGCGGGTGATGGCCACTATCTCGCCGTAGGTGGCGAGCGAATAGTTCTGGTTCGAATCGGTGAGATTCGCCCGGTGGTATTCGCCCTTCTGGTTCAGCTTCTGCAACGCCGAGGCGTCGCTCAACTGCACGCGATTGATGGGCTTGAAGTCGGCCGCCGTGACCTGCTTGGCGAGCGGCTGGAAGCTGCGCGGCCAGGCCTCATAGGCTTGCCGCAGCGTCTTGTTGGCAACGTTGGCCAGAATGCTGGGGAAGTCGGTGGTCGATTCCGCGCCGCCGGAGAAGGATTCCGACTGGATGCGGCCCTCGGAGAGGGCGCGCTGGGCGAGTTCCATTTTGCTCATGCCGCGGGGATTGATGCCGCGCAGTTGGAGCGATTCGCGAGCCATCTCGAGCAGCGAGAAGCCGCGGTAATTGCGCCCCTGCTCCTCCAGCCGCCGCTGATAGTCCGGTCCGCGCCCGTCCAGATATTCCCCGGTGGGCTCGCCGCTGGAGTTCAGCCTCTTGGCCATGCCGAATTTCGGGTCGTGCCGCAGGAGCAGGGCGGACTGCATCTGCGCCAGGCGGGTTTCGCCGGCTTCGCGGGTGATCACGGCCTCGCCGGTGATGCGGAAGTCTTCGCCCTTGGCGTCCTGCTCCCCTTTGACCGCCAGTTGCGTCATGATGCTCTTGCGGGCCTCGTCGGCGGAGATCCCGTCGCCGATGAGTTTGGCGACGAAGGTCTCGTCCAGGGCCTTGAAAGGAGCCGCCATGGCGCGAATGTCACTTACGCGCTGCCGCTCCGCCTTAACTGCCTCGTCGCGCGCTGCGGCGAGCTGCTGTTCTTCCATGTTGTGCTCCTCCACTGATTTGGAAGCGCTTGTTGCGCTCCCGATTGTTCCGCCGCTGGCGGACAAAAACGCCGTGCTGAAATCGGCCGGCACCGGGCACGGGGAGATTTCGAACGGCTCCCAATCGGTAGCCGCGAACATCCCCATTTCATTCGGATTGGAATACTGCGGCGCCCCTTCCGGCAGCGGATTGCCCGCGCTCAGCTTCTCCCGGTCGTAGATCCAGGCGCCGAAACTCAGATTCTGGACGATGCCGGCGGAAACCTTCCGGAACAACTGGGCGGCGTCCGGATCGCCCAGATCGAACTGCAGCGTCGCCGTGCCCTTGGTCCCTTGGGCCTGCGCCTTGCGGACCACGCCGACCTGAGCTTTCGTCCCGGTCTTGCCCGCCATGGCGGACTTGAAATCGTCCCCGGTGAAATGCGTATCGAAGACCGGAGCGCCCGCGTTCAGGCGGTCCAGCCTGGCGCCGGCCATGTCGAGCCACAGCATGCAGGGATCGCCCGTGTCCGGATCGCGCCGGGAGACCCATTGGCCGCCATACCAGACGCAATCGATGGTTCCGGCCTTCAGATCGACCGTGCTGGGCACGAATTCGGCGATACTGCCGCCGTCGACTTTGCCGCCGAAGTAGTCCTCGGGGCCGATCTCGCCCGCGGCCTTGAGGTCGGGAGCCTTCATTCCCGCGTCCTTGTAGTGCGCCGCGAGGTGCGCGTGCACGCCTTTGCGGTCCGCATCCGGGACGCTCAGTCCGCCGCCGTTCAGCCGGCCCATGGCAGAGGCGACGCCCTTCATGTTGGCCGCGCCCACGGTTCCGTCCGCGGACACGTTGTGGTGCGGCAGCTTGTAGGCGTCCTTGGTTTCCGGATCCTTGGACGGGTCCACCCAGGCGTGCATGGCGCGCAGCGCTTCCTTGGTGGGCTTGTCGCCCAGCCGCTTCAGGTTCGCGCCGGCGTCCCAGGCGCCGTCCTTGTCGACGGCCGTATGCTTCACGCCGATCGCTCCGAGCTCTTCCGGCGCCGTTCGGCGCCCCGTTTTGAGATCGCTCATGTTGTTCCGTCCGCTAGTTCAGTCCGAGCTGGACCTTGACGTATTCGGTTTCGCCCATCAGCGCGATCTGGGCGAGCTGGCGCTCGAGCCAATCGATGTGATCGTCCTCATGCCACTTGATCCAGTGCTCGAACTTGTTGCGCGTGTTGTCGTCCTTGGCTTCGAGCGCCAGCACCGCATAGCCGTTGTAGGCGTCCACGATGGCCGTCTCGGCGTCCAGGGCCTTCTGCAGGATGTCCGTGAGGGTCGCCCGCGTGGCGGCGTTCGCGGCGCCGTAGGCCGGGTCGGCTCCGAGGAAGAAGATCCGGTCCGTGATTTCCTTGAGATACGACTCCGCGTCTTCGCCGAAGCCGCAATATTTGTCGGCCAGCTTCTTGAGGCCGCGGTAGCGCAGGTCGCGCTTGTCCAGGTGATACTGGACGTTCAGCCGCGCCTCCATGGAGGCCGCCTGTTGCAGGACACCAATGACCTTCGGATCGCCGTTCATGAATCTCCTTCGATACCAGGAAATACCAGGATTACCGCCCGCCGAATTCCTCTAAGCTGTGGCAACGAGAGCCCTTGGGTTTTCTTTCTACCAGCTTTTACCACCTAGTTCACATACAGCCGGGAGCTGGATTCCCATCGCCGTGATCCATGCCTTAACGCCTGGGCGGTCAAATGGTCGGCCGCGCTCGCGAGCTGCCCGGCCTGGTGGCGAACTTCCTCCGCGGTCATTCCTTGGCCGGGCGTACCGCTCAGGCCCTGGCCCTTTGGCGCTCCCACCGCCGGCTTCGCGCTGGGCGTTCGTTCCTCGGTTCCGGCGGGCTGCTCCTGTCCGCGGTCGGTGACGTTGCGCGGGTCGCAATCCAGGATGATTTCGAGCTTGTCCAGCTTGGCGTTGATGCGCGCGATTTCCTCGAGCTGGCCGTCCGGGTCGTAACCGTTCTGGGCGATGGCTTCGGTCAGCGTCAGCACGCCCATGCGGATCCGCTTCAGGTCCGCCATCGTGTCTTTCAGCGGATCGACGCTCTCGAACTTCGGCGCCGTCCACTGGGTGGCGTATAGACTCAGCTTTTCATCGTCCACGGCCGCCGCCGGGATCTTGCCCTGGAGCACCAGCGTGTCGATGAACCTGCGCCGCACGGGCGAGCAGAACATCGGGACCAGCGTCAGCCAGCGGTAGCCCTCGATGGTGTTGCGGAAGCCCAGCATGCCGCCGCGCCACGAGGAATAGGTGGTCTGCGACAAATCCCCGGTCATCACTTCATACGGCGTGCCGATGCCGGCCGCGATGCGGTGCAGCTCGGTCTTAACGTAGTCGCTGTAGCCCCCGGCGCCCTGCGGATTGTTGAATCTCACGTCCTGGCCGGGCTTCAAATATTCGATCATGGCCGGCTCGAACGACTCCACCTGGTTATCGTTCTGCGGATCCGTGTCCTTGATTCCCAAAGGCGTGCCAGCGATGCCTTCCGGCTGCGTAACGAAGGCGACCACGCACGCTTCGATCTTCTTCCGCACGCCCTCGGCGTCCCGGTAGTCGTCCAGGTCGCGGAAGGCCATCATGGACGGCGTCATCCAGGGCACGCCGCGGACCTGGCCCGGGCGCAAGACCCGGTAGATGTGCATGATCTGCTCGGCCGGAACCGGCTGGCTGATGATGCCGCCCCGCGGGTTCAGGATCAGCACGCCGCCCGGGTGATAGCTGAACAGCCAGTAGGCCACCCGGCGGCCCAGCATGTCGAACTGGACGCCCTGCATCACGTGCCCGTTGATCAGGCCCATGGTCCGGGTCTGGTCCAGAAAGTCGGCTTCCAGGATCTGGAGCTGCAGGGGAACTCTCAGGGCGGCCTGGGGCAGACGCGGCCGGTAGCGGATGATTCCTTCGCCGCTTTCCGCCGTGCTGCGCATCACCAGCGCCTGCATGCCGTAGAAATCCAGGCGCTGCGGCGTATCGCACTGCTCCACGAAGTAGGGCCACTCGCCGTCGATGATCCTGTCCAGCTTCGCGTTACCCGTTTTGGCCTGTGGAACGATGCCGGTCCCGACGGTGTTCCCGACCAGCTCCTCCAGCGCCTTGGCGGCGTGCGGATTGTTTCGGACCAGGTCCCGCGACCGGTTGCGCAGCCAGATGAGCGCGCCCATCAGCTCGACGTTGGCGTCGGTCGAGGCCGCGTACCACCCGTGCGCCCGCCGACCCGAAGTTGCCCCGTCGTAACGGAAGCGCTCGGCGCGTTTGTCCCGCAGCTCGGAAACGTAGTCCAGCGCCAGCCGGGTCTTGACCCGCCGCAAAGCCGTGTCCGGCGAGACGAGACCGATGGCCCGATCGAGAAGATTCATCGTTCCAGGGCCTATTTCTTCTTGCCTTTATTGGTTGCCTCAAAGAACTCGCGGCGCGGCGCTTCGGTGTTCGTTACAGGCGGTGCTTCCGGCTTGGGCCGCCGGAAAATGTAGCGGCCGCGGTCGCATGCTGCGAGCTCCCAGCCTTCTTCGCCGAGCTCGGCGAGATCTCCAGCCTCCGGATAGCCGGTCACCTTATACTCCCAGCGCATTAGTCGAACTCCCGCAAGCAAGGACCGGTCGGACCGTCGCCGCGCTTATGCTGAGCGAAGGCGACGCGCACGTCCGTGCCTCCGGAAGCCTGGCGGATCCAGTCTTCGCCGGCCTCGATCGCCTTCAGCATGTCGGCGCCGTTTTGAAACCTCTGGCTCTTCCCGTCGGAGAAGCGCACTTCCAGCGTCCCGGACAGGTAGGCGAGCTTTAGGGCGTCGACCGAAGCCTGCAGCTGATCTACGGTAAGCGCCATTTAGTCTCGTTGAAACCAGTTCCTTTTGGGAATCCACCGTTCCGTCTTCTGCAAGGGCTGCACAGCCGCCGGAGCCTGCGCAGGCTCGGGAACCAGGCGGAGCGCCTCTTCGAATCTGCGCCACTGCGCGTCGTTCATGCGGTCGATACCGAAGATCGCCGCCGCGCCGCGGTTGTAGACCTTCAAATCCAGCGGCTCATTGCGGGCATTGGGCAGCTTTTCCCAGCCGATCTCGCCGTTCTGGCGGACCATCCGCTTTTCCGAGCACAGCCCCTCGAAATAGCGCCGCTCATAGGCCACCGGAAAGTGGTAGGCCCCGGCCATCGGACTGCCGTCCGACCGCGGCCGCACATGCCGCAGCAGATCGTACACTTCCTGTTTGACGCAATGCGTCCCGATACCGACGATGTGCACGCCCTGGCGCTTGCGCGCGGCGTCTTCTTTCGACACCGAAGAGATCACCCGCAAGGCGTCGTCGGTTCCTTTGACCGGAACCACCGTCCGCGGCGCGACGACCGCGATCCCCGCCGGGCTTACGGCCAGCCGGGCGTGCCGCAGCGCGAAGTCGTACACCGGCTTCGGCCGGCTGCCGGTGTCGATCGCCATGATCATGATCGGCATGGTCTGCCCGCCAGCGTGCGGGAAATCCCGCTGCAGGACCTTGGCGTTCAGCGCGTCCCAGAGTTCCTGGGACGTGACCGGTAAGTCTTCTCCGTTGGGCGCCTGCGCCCGGATCGAGCCGTACTCGATCGACCAGTTCTCGCGATCCCGGCCCCAGGCGACCA